TTTGCATTTAAAGCAGATGCCCCAGCTAGGTATGCGTTATAAGATGCCTCACCATCACTCTGGAGGGCTAAAGACCCAACGACTGCCATCTCTCCAGCATCTTCTTTGTATAAAAGATTTAGCACTTGCTCGGCTTCTTCTTTGTCATAGGCGGTAAGAATGTCATCTAAGGCTGGTACGCCAATTCTCTTTAGGTCATTAAGCTGAGACAAGCTCATTGGTGGTGCTTGTTCACCGATCCACGCAGAGACTTTGATTTGATTTTCTTGGGCTGTGGCTAAAGATTCAGCAATATTATCCTTTGTGATCTTCTCCATTGGCTCACCGCCACCATACATCAGGAATGCTTGGTGTGGATCATTTTTTATAGCTGTCTCAATTTGACCATAAGCCTTTTGAGTAGATTGTTGAATAACAAAACCTCGGTAATCAGTATTAGGATCAAATGTCTGATTCATTGCATCAATTCGCTGTTCGCTAGTCATGCTCATTAATGACTGCACGTTGCCATAAATATCACGGGCAATCTCCATTTGCTCTATGTTATCTGGATCAGTTAGCTGGCTAATTGTTTCGTTGATTTGATTAAGCTGATCCTCGGTCATAGGGCGACCACTCTCTAGCATTACCTTGCCTTTTTTGGCAGCTTTCATGGTCTTGGCTTCTAACTCTTTTGCCTCACGCGCAACCCTAGCAATCTCACGATCTACAAGAATCTGATCATCACGCAAGTCAGCATTCATTCGGTCTGCCATTTGCTGTCGCTCACCCTCATCAAATGTTGGGGGTAGTTCAATGCCATCTAAATACTCTTGACCACGGCCTAAATCACGCTCGGCTTGGAACTCACTCATAATGCGGTTGGTGTGATGCTCATGTTGGAATGAGTCAAAGTCAGTTTTCATTTTGCCAGGGGTAATTAAACCCACCTTTAAGGCTTCCTGCTGCGCTTCTGCAAACTCCGACATACCATTAGGGCTTTGCATAAAATCAATCCTAGACTGCTCATATGCGCCTGACAGGTGTGCTATCGTTCTACGACCAACCTCACCTCTTATTGCGCTAGTATTTCGAGTCAGTGTCTGATCTGCAAATTGAGTAAATGCGCCTTTGTTCGGGTTAAATTTAACGCGACCACTGTAGGCTTTGGCAATCTTGTCGTGAGCAGATTGGTATTGTTCCATCATCGTGCCATGCGTAGGCGCACCATTGGCATCTACCCTGTCCTGATCTTGAATGTCTTGCCAAGCTGCGCTTGTGTCGCGTGAGAATCCATTAGCTAGTCGGCTGTATTCCTCATCAGTCTCGGCCTTAACGATCTTGGTCTGGTAATCATTAACCACCTTAGTTAACGCTGAGTTTGTTTGCATCTTGGCTGAAGCAGCAGAAGAGATTGCACCTAGACTAATCTGCTCCGCACCTGGTACACCTGTTTGATTAATGCCTGGTATTTTCACTCGCCTATTCCCCACCAATTATTGTCGTTTCCTACTTTGCCAACACCACTAATCAAAAGACTCTCTCCCTGACTCTTCATTGAACTGGCTTGTGAATTAGCTCCTGCTCTCCTAGCTGATGCTGTGCGTCTGCCCTGCTCTGCTGTAAAGGCCATTTCACGCTCTGCAACATTAGCCGCCTCAGCCATAACTGCTAGGGTTGATCCACTGGTAAGGTCTACACCCGACTTAGCATATGCAACCACTCGTTGGCCTTGCTCTTGATCAAACTTATAGCGCGTCCGTCTAAGACGCTCTTGTGTCTCTAACTCGGATAGCTGGGCATTCTTCTCGCCAGCTTCACGCATCTCTGAGGCTGCGCTACTAGCATCGCTGTACTGCTTGACTGCCCCTGCGATTTGCAGAAATGTCATAAAACTCATAGTTAATCTCCAACACTCAATGTGCCAAATAGCGAAATGATATGACACGCCAGAGGTAAATCTTGCTCAATTTCAATGCGACCATTTAAGTCATAACCAAGGTTCTTTACTTCAATATCTTCTGAGGTGATTGGCTGTTCGTTGCCATAGTTTGTGTCAGGTGAACGCACTGGTGGACGCTGCCCGTTGATTATCGGTATTGCTGATTTCTCTAAGCGAACAAAGATTGTGTTCCAGCGTTTAGGCTTCCCAAGCGTTGTACCAGCCCCTGCGTTTTGACCAGGGCGAGTCGGTGTCAGTTTAGAGACATACTTTAATCCAACCTTAATGTCAGTCGCTGTGTAGTTAAGGGCAATAGCACCGCTAGAAACCACTAGATCGGGGTGTACAGCACCATCAGCAGTAATCTGCACTGTCTTACCCTCTAAGTGAGCAAGCCCTGTAACGGCTGATGTGGCACTACCAGAGTAAGAGATCATTGAGTCTAGGAAAATGTCTGGGGTGTATAGCTCTACATATTGCTTAGTAGCACCACCAATTGTGCGTTCAACAACAAACCAGAACTGGTCAGGCCCATCCTCTGAGATAACTGCTAGGCTCTTGTACTCACCATCCGTAATGTGTCGATGCCATCCAATGACTTCTTGAGTTGGCTCATAAGTCAGCATGATTAACGCGCCATCAGTTCTTAGACCTAAAAGAATGGAGTCAGGCACATGACTGTAGCTTAAAGTTGTTAGACCACCTTCAGTGATATGCTCGGCTAGGAAAGTTAGGTCATCAGATTGAAATGAGTCAGACTCCCATTTGTACGCCACGTTACGCACTTGTGTACCGCTTCGCTGAATAAAGAATACATCTGAACCGACATACGCAGGGTGACCAATCTTTGACCCGTATGAGGTCTGTCTACGCACATCCACGTTAGTAGGAGTGATTGCAGATTCATTGCCACCTGTCACCCGAAACTCACCGCCAGATGTACCTACAATTAGCACCCGTTGAGCCGCCATCCACTTGATGTTGTTTACTCGGTCACTAGCAATGGCATAGCTCAATCCGTCTGAGGCGTTAGCACCTAAATCGAAATCTTCATAGTTGCCTGTCTTAGATCCCCAAATGGTTTGAGGCTTATGCGATGTGCCGCCATACCAAAGTCTCTGCTCATAGAACACGACTGCTGACGGGAAGCCTCTGTGGGTCGAGAACGCACCCTCTTGCCATAGGTTAGTGGGATTCGTATCTGTGGGCATATACCCTAAATCTTTGACTGTGACGTTAGCAACAGTGGCTGATGCAACGCTATTGACCCGAACCCAAACCACTTCGCCTGTGGCATTGCCAGGGTTTGTATCTACCAGCCAATCAGTACCAACGTGAGAAGCGTCAAACAAAGAAGCACTGGCAGTGAGATTTTGAGTCGCAGCACTTGTGGAGGCAAAAGTAAGAGTAAGGGCTTCGTTTTGGTTAACAGGTAGGAATGGGCCTTTCTTAAATGCTTCGTCAACAATTGTCCAGCTTGCATGGGCGAGCCTCGTTAGTTTTCTGGGTAGGTGACTAGGGTGAACAATCCACATAACGTCAGCGTTTTGTGCGAACTGTAGTTCATTAACCTGAGAATGAGTGTAGGTCGTGGTGATCTCATAAGCAGCAGAGTTAGCTTGGACTTGCCCACCATTGGTGTAGAAACGGATGTAGTTATTGCCGAACTCTAAAACGTAAGTCTGATCAACGCTAAACTCAAAAGGTATTAGTCTGGTTGTATGCGCTGAGTTCTTGACCTCATTAATAAAGCGAGTACCACCACGCCTTTTAGCTCCACCATGAGGCAATGCCATAAAGTTTTCCATGACCTCACAGCCTGTGGCGTATTTTGGTGAGTCAGTGCGCCCCATTAAACGTGGTGATAGCTCCCCTGATGCAAAGCTATTAATGATTGGGGATAGTCTCATGCGCGAGCTACCTCGAATACGACTGAGTTTATGTCCTCTGCGCCAACCTCTGCGCCATCGTAGATTGAGGCATCCCTCAAGGACGTTGTAGACATAGTCCACATATCGTTAGACAAGGCCCGATTCTGAGTCAGTGCGTAGGAAACCTCGGCAGAAATGCGACACGCTAAAGCAAAGACTAAAGCTGGATCGAACTGCCCAGGGTCTGTAATTCTTGCAACAAATTTAATGGTTGCGGTATCTGTGTTACATACTAGGGTTCTGCCCTCAATTCGGTATGTGCTGGTTTCTTTTAATTCCAATACCGACAGACAATGTGGATCGTTTGGCAAGCTGTATGCTTTATCAAACCCCCATACTGGATCGGTGGATAGTTGTGAAAGTGTGGCGCGTTGAATAGCGCACGACCAAGGGTGTGATCGTAGGACAGCATCACGCGCATCTGCGTAAACTGCGTTACATACATTGGCTTCGGTTGAGCCATCCTGCAAGGAGGTGATTGTATTAGCACCTAGCATGGCTAAAGCCCTATTACAGATTGAAACTTCACTAGCCATGACAACTCCTAGTTAAAAAAAAGGGGCGTATTTCAGCCCCTTGGTTGATCACACTGAGCTTAGGACTCGGTGCAAAGTACCTCAACAACACATTCGTCTTGAACGCGAGTTGCGCCAGCGACAAATGACAAGTACACCTGGTGAGCGTAAGACTTGTCAGGGCGTAGATCGATCTTGGTAGTAACGTCCTTACCAATGCCGAGGCCCATCGCAGTTTTTGTAAATGCAAAGCACTTACGCTGGGTTGAAGCTAGGTTTAAACGCTCTGAGCGCAAGAACTTGAACCCCATGAAGGTATCAATGTCGCCTTGTACCAAAGCTTTGATAGAGTTGTAATCCGCAGATTTCACCTCAGTCGTGTTCAACAAGTTAGAAACCTGTTGCGAGCCTAGTACAAAGAAACGCTCTTCGTCTGGATCAACATCGTTGCCATCAAGAATCTCTTTAGCAGAGATCAACTTAGCAAGGGTTAAACCAGCAGATCCGTGAGCAATTTTCTGCCCTGCTGGAAGTGCTACGTTAGACCCGTCACCATCGACAGCGTTACCAGTGGCAGCAGCAATGATTAAATCATCGAATGCGCGAGCCATTGAGTTTGCGCCAGACTTGGCATAGTGGGACTCAGGGCTAATCAACATACGAACTTTATCTTCGTCATCGATCAAATCGGCCCAATGGTAATCAGTCATCGTTGCGACCCTACGCGAGTGTGGAACTTCCAACACAGGTGTAGTGGTGTGACGACTAGACTTAACGATAGCGGCAGACACACCCAATCGGTCAAAGTTAAACTTCTCGCCTGTTACTGACTGCTCGTTTACTGATGCGCGTAGGCGTGAACCTTTCTGTTGCGCTAAATGTATAAGGTTGTCCTGGAACTGTTGGACAAACGCTTTTGCGATTGTATTAGCCATTATATTCATCTCCGAAATTGGCAAATTGAAATTGGCGTTTTGAGCTACCCTTTCGGACTCTTAACTGGCAATGACGCTTGCTTTGACGAGATGAGAAACGGCCCATCCAACCCATCAGGACTAAAATTAGCTACCCTGTTGAGTTAGATGTTCGTTTAAATTTGCTCGGTTATTAGGAATTAAACCTCTTCTGGATAGGCTTGTGTGTATAGCCTTTCCATTTTCTCCACTTCAGCCCCATGTTGTGGGTGATTAGTAATGTTGTACGGGTGTTCTTGGTTACGCCTAACCTCACTGATGCGATCCATTGCCTCAGTAGGAGACAAGGTAAATCGTGATCCAGACTCAATGCCAGCAGACTGCTCTTCTGAAAGGGTTGCACCAATACCAGCCATCAATCGGATCATGCCAGGGTTGTTTGCTAGGCCACTGTCTAACAAGAACTGTTGTGTCTCAGCATCGGCATAGGCCATCACAGCATTCTTAGCCGCAGCTAACTTGGCATCGTAGGCATGGCCCCACTCTTTTTTAAGCAAGTCGTTAGCCTTTTGCATTTCGGCATCACTGGCTTCTTGGTCTTGAGTCGACTGACTTTGGGTGTTCTCTTGCCACGCTTTAACTTGTGCAGTGGATAGGCCATTATCGTGCGCCCATTGTAAGAACTCAGGGTCAGCACCTTCGATCTGATAGCCATCTTTTGTATCAGGACGACCAAGACGCGCATACATCGCATCACGGGCCTCAGATTCATCGCTAGGAAGGTTTAATAGGGTAGGAACTTTGTCGGTAAGCTTTGCGTTAAACGCTGCCCAATCGTCTGTGCTTGCCTCTTCGCTAGGTATGCGAATACTGCCTCCAGCGTACTGCTGGGCATCAAGGTAAGACTTGGCTAGGGTGTTTAAGTCAGGAATCTGTGACAAAGACTCATTGCCTCGGTATTCTTCTGACAATCCTGAGTGCCAGGACTCTGTTGCTGCTGCTTCTTCACTCATTGTCTTTCTCCACTACGTTTTTAATTTCTAAATATATGCTTCGCTGCCCTTCTTTAAAGGCAGTTTCACAGCAGTCTTTGCTGAACGAAATACGATCACCATAGGCCACTTTCATATTGGCAAGTATTCTCTCGCCTGTTTTGCTGCTAAATAATTCTCGTATATCTTTACTGAACTGATCCATTTACTGTTTGCTCCAAATCGGCTACTTGCTGCGCTCCTGCAATCTCTTGCTGGCCTTGATCCATCTCAGCTTGTGCCTGTTGCTGCTGCTGTCGAGACTGTCTAAGCTCACCAACTTGTTCAGCACCTCGCAACATATCAGCAGGCGCACCCAATCTGTCTGAGATCGTGCGGCCTGCCTTGTCTACATCAACAATGTCTAGCACCTCTGGGTTAACTTGAGCCAGTTGCATGATCCCGTCTATTGCGCGTTGGATAGAGGTCACCTCATCCATCTTCTGAGATCGTGCTAATGGGCCTACATACTCAATGTCCAGATCACCTCCTATCGACTGCAATATTTCGGGCATTGGTGGCAGCGCATTACCACGCAACATGGAATAAAAAGCACGTTCAACAATTGGGTTTAAGAACTCAGACTGCAAGCGACCAAGGGTTGGCCCTAACAGCCGTTGCATCAATTCATAGCGAACTTGAACCTCAGTCGCTGTCATCTGCGGCCCTTCATTCAACTCAAGCTGGTCACTAAAGAAGATACGCCTTACTGAGCCACGCACATCACCAAGCATAAGTTGGTCAGCATTCCAGTTGGTCTGGTTAACAATCGGCTCTAGGTTGTTCATGTCGCGTACATAGGTCACTGTCGATGGACGCAAATCAATCTTGCCAAGGATGCCGTTCTGCATGGCCTTTAGTGGGGGATCAATCGACTTCTCCCACGCCCTCATAGCGAGCTTTCTTGCAGCGTTTAGGGTCTTGATGTCAGCCCTAGCAATACAGCCTGGCCCGAATCCATACATATCACCAGTGGTCTTAGCCCAGCGTGGAACCATGAACGGAAGCTCATAATAGCCAGACTCTTTGCATATCTTTTTATCAGCCACACTAATGAAATAGCAGGCAAAAGGACGCATATTAGGTGGTGCAACCATTGCTGGCTCGCCCTTTAGCTCACGGGGAAACACAGCTTGCACATACTCAAACACCTGGTCAGGGTCTTTCTCCAAAGCTTTCATGGCCTTGTCGCCACAGTCTTTACCAAACTTCTGATACGCTTGCCTAGCCGTTA